TAAAGTTGTAAATACTGTATTACCTTGTGCATTTTTTAAAACAAAAGAATTATCATCTCTTGTTAAAAGTCTAACTCCAACAGCTTCTTTGTAAGTATCTGGTGGTAAGACATTTGCATCTAAATCTGACATCATCCCCTTAGAGAACGAATTAGGTTTCTTAGTAGATTTTGCCATCTCTTAAAATAATTTTCTAGTTCTCAAGTCTTCTTTATAAGGCAAAAGAGTGTTCCAATACTTACTTATATTTCTCCATTGTTGTTTAGTTGGCATATTATCTTTACCTCTAGCTTGTGCACATTGATATGACCATTCTTTTTTTAAGTCCATATAAACATATCTTGGTAGCTTTTGATTGTAATATTCTCTACCTTTATATTTATACATTATATATGAAGCAATAGCGTCTTCATGATTTGCAGATATAGTAGGAAAACCTTCTTCATCAGTACTTATAGCTTCGTAATGTAAATCTATTGTTGTATTTGATACGTCTATATTAAGATAATTACCTGAAAAGTAACATTTAGCTTCATCATAAACGCCACCTGACTGACTTACGATTTCTATTAAATTAAGAAAATCCGTAGGCAGTAAAGTTTTTTTATCAGTAACTGTAAGTGTTGCAATTTTTTTATCAAATGTAATGCTAGAACCAATTTTCTTTTCTGCTTCAAAAGCCCACTCTACAAAATTGTGAAATTCTCTTGCTGCGTCTTGTATGCCTAAGTTTCTTATAACTGCTGACACTACTTGTTTGACGCTAATTTTAGGACTACCTTTCATGTTTTATTTTTCTTTTAAATTTATTTAAAGGAAGGACTTTGAACTTACTGTATTTATATGGTCTTTCCCATACTAACTTTGTATATTCATCGTCTAATATTGGAACTTTATACAAAACTAGTTCATTTATTTCATTACTTTTTTCCAAATCCATTCTTACATGAAAAGGTCTTTTATGTGGTAATTTTTTAATAAATAAGCTACCTAAATTTAAAGGCATATTAACGACTTCTTGATTAATTGCTACCTCTTCTACCATTTTATCAAGATATGCCGTTAAAATAGCTGTATAGTCTTTATAGCTTAAATATTTGTCACCACGCTCACCCCTAACTTTTATATTTTCTCTTATAGAGTTATAAATTTGCTTTGTTAAAACATATTTATCTTTGTATTGCTTGTATTTATTTTTTAGCTTTTTTTGCACTTACTTGTTTTTTAGGTAACGCAACTTTTTCGTCAGACTGATTATTTGGCCCATTAGACGGTACGCTCATTATAACGCTAAATTCTTGTTCTAAAACTTGTTTAACTAAAACAGTAATTAGTTCTTCTGGTATAGGATATTGAGTTGTATCATCATCTACATAAGAACTTACACTAGTCGGGTCAGAAAAAACACCATTAATTTCTAAAAAACCATCAGAAACTACTGAATCTCCTTCCCAAACATAAAGTTTTCTATCTGCTAGTGTAGCAATTCTACTATTAGATGCAAAAACAAATCTAGAGCTGTTCACGAACATTCTATCATGGTGTTGTACTATTGGAAGGACATTATAAGTTGCTTCCACTGAATTGTCTTCCTTATACGCAATACTACGTATAGCTCTATTATCATTAAAACCTACGTAATCTTTTATGTTTGCTCCATTAAATGATGCTGGTATAGTATCTATTTGAAAACATGAGTTAGATGTTTTTTTTCCACTATCTGTATACTGCATTAAAAGATTAGCTCTATGATAATGCACCATAAATTTAATCTGTCTAGTAGATATATCAGAATCGTCTGAGCCAACACCTCCTGAAATCAAATTTTTAATGTTGTAAGCTATTTCGTTTAATGTTGCCATATTATATTTTTATTAATAAGAAAGGGTAAAATAGGTTACCCTACTCTACCCTTTCTAGAAAGCAGGGAGCAAAAAGCTTCGTTATACTCGTCGTTCAGATATTTCAGCCTGAAGTATTTGGTATCTAGGGTCTCCCAATGTTGCTAGTACCTTACGAGATGAAATCTGACACACTTCTTCGTGTGTAGAAACATTTAATTTTGTTAAATCAGTTGTATACTGCAAATATGTTACCACACAGGTGGTTGCAGTAGATAAACCTAAAGTATTTATTTTTTTCTCCTTAAAATATATAACTGGATTACTAGAATCAGCTTTATTAAAAGGGTCATTTAAATAAGAACTTATGTCGCTAATTTGTATAACTTTTAAGTTTACGTTAGGTGTAGCCTTTACATATGCAGATAAAAATCTACCATAAGTGTCGTTTTCATCTAAAGTACCTATTAGAACAGGAGCACTATCTTGTAATGCTTGTTCTTTACTTATAACTAAATCAGATAACTTATCTCTTGCGTCTTGTGTAGTTTCAAACGCCATATAATATTGTTGAATAAACTCGTCTATACCCATTTTGATGAATTCTTTTAACTCAGCATCGCTAAAGTATGCAGTTGTTTCACTTTCAATAATATTTCGTATTCGAGCTACGGCGTCAGTTACTTCCATTTATTTACTTCTTTGCAAGTTTTTTCTTAGGTGAACTTTCACCTCTCATTTCATGCTTCAAGATAGCTAAAATATCTTGATTCTTTTTTAACCAAACCATCACTTGAGATTTGCTTGTGCCTATAGCTTCTTTGTTATAAAAATATGTGTTATTTCTAAAATTAAGAAGATTAGCTTTAAGTGCTTGCAACAAAAATACTTCTAAATCCTTGTCTGGATTGAATTGTACTTCCATAAATTGTTCTGCATTAGTTTGAGCCATCATAATTATTTTAGCTCTTAGCGTATCCATATCAGAGTTCATATTATAACCTCTTAATATAGAAAAGTCTTTAACCTCAGAATCAGTCATTTTAGCTGCTACTATAATAGCTCGTGCTGAATCTAATGTGTTTTTAGTTTGCTTCTCTTCTACAGCTTGTAAATCAGTTCTTTTCCACTCTCCTGCTCTTACAGCTGGATAAAATTTTAAAAACTCATCTATTAATACATGACCTTCATTATTCATGTCTAACAACATTACAGGAGATGTAAATCTCAAACTTTGCTGTAATCCATTTACATCTTTGTAAATCATAAATTTTCCAGTTTTGTCGCGGTAATTAGCGAACTCGAAAAAATTGAAATTTTTATGAGTGTAATACTCATATCTTACTAATCTTGATTTTGCTTCCATTTTTTTTTGCTTTATTGTTAAAAAAAAACACACCCCCGAAGAGGTGTGTCTTACTATTTATTTACTAGATTATTACATCTACAGGACGTAAGATACCACATGAAAGTGGGTTACGCACAATAATACCTGATTGTGTTAACCAGTGACATTCAAATTTATCATCACCTGACGCTGCAAGCATTGATTTTGAATCGTAAGGGTTAATCATACCAGGAACATATTTCTTCACCCAGTTACGGTTAGTTCCTTCAGCACCTTTAGCAATCAATTCAATGTTAGCTACACCTTGTGTAGAACCCATATCTAAGAATACCATAAGTCCAGATAAAGAAGCAGTGCTAGAGAACGCATCACCTACAGCTGCATCATTTTCATAACCTGGAGCAGGAGCTACATTAGGGTCATCAAATACAGGACAGTGAGCTAAAGTAATTTTATTACCTAAAGCCATGTATGTAGAGAAGTTAGCACCCACTTGTACGTCTTGTCCAAACTTGTCTACCAATACAGAAGATGCATTCGTTCCTGAGCTAAACAATAAATCTTTCATTGCTTTGTGAAACTGAATTTTCCCTTGTGTACCTGTAAATACTACATACTCATTACCTGTAGCGTTTTCAGAATTCAATGATAAATTACCAATAAATTCTAATAACTTGTCTTCTGTTAAAACTGCTGCATCTGCACCTGTAGCATTACCAGTAGTACCATAACTTAATGTGTTAGCACCTTTAATTTGTTGCAAGATACCATCACCAATTACAGGTAAATTAGCACCTTGTGCTTGTGCACCACCTGGAGATGTAATGTCTCCTGACATAGATGACTTACCAAACCAACGCATAACTTCAAGGTCATACATAAATTGAGCTTCTGTCTGTTGCTCTTTAGTAAAGAACCATAAACGGTGTCCATTGTGCTCAACCCAAGTAACATCAGTTAAATCAGTTGCATCAATAACTAATTTCTTACGAGAAATAGTTACGTAGTTCTTACGAGTTTCAGGATAAGCATATCCTTCACCTACATCTGAACCGTTAGAACCTTCGGTAAATGCGTTACCAATTACTGCTACTACATCGCCTGCTTCAGCAATTACTGCACTATTTGCATGTGCTTGCATAGCTGTACACGCAACTGTTGCGTGGTCTTCAGAGCCTGTTCCTGGCGTTACAAGTGTTACGTGAAATTGATGTGAACCAATTCTAATAATATCATTTTTATTAATCATACAAACATTTCCGCCTGTATTGTCTTTAACATCAAATGAAATTGCCCCACCAACTGCTACTGCACCATCAGCAGCAAGAGTTTTACCTGCATCTAATGTTTGTTTTTGTCTGTAACGACCCATTGACTTCCACTCAAAAGAATTGTCTCCTAATACTTTTTCAGAAGCACCGAATCCTAATTTTTCAAGTAAGTAAGTTGTTGTGTATCGAGGATAAAGCTCGATTACTTTTTTTGCTATCTCTGGATACTTTAATAAGTTTGATACCAAAGAGTTTTCCGCTGTGTTGTAACTAGCGTCATATTTAGCTGAATATACCTTCATTTTGTGTTATTTAAAATTATAAATTATTTTTATTAAACATTATATAGATTTACGACATAAATTTATTAGGGTCAAAGCCTTTCGAAGGGGCTTCAAAACTATTGGAAGAGCGATTATTTCTACTAGGAGAAGTAATACCATCAAGTACTTTAGATTTTCCTTGTTCAACGCCTTGCGTTTTAATCATTTTGAAAATCTTTTCTTTGTTTTGCCATAAGAAGGCGGCCTCCGCAACATTGGCATGAGACTCGAATACATCTTGAGCAAATTTCCCTTTTGTTATATATCCATACAATTGTTTCTTATCTTTCTGAGATACTTTACCACCAAAGAAATCGTCTTTGTTTTTGATAAAGTTTTGCAAATCTTTTCTCGATTTGGTAGCATTCTCAGTTTTATTTTTTTCTGCCTTTACTTGTTCCTGTCTAATTCTATCTTTCTCACTGTGAATATGTTTAGTAAGTTGTTGTCTTACTAATGTTGCTTCACGTTTTAAAAGACCAGACGAATCAAGCCTATCTATTGTGTCTTCTATATCGTCATCAGAATATTTAGCTGCACGCATATCTGCTACAACTAAATCTCTATCAGACATATCTAGAAAAGAACTTAAATTTTTAATAGCATCATTATCTTCAACTGCAGGCTTCATAGCCTCTTTTATTTGTTGAATAAACTCTTCTTTAGAAGAAGCTTCTATACCTGCTTCTTTCCCAATAGATTCCCAGTCAAGCTCTTGTGTAGCCTTTTCTGCTACAGCCTCTGGTTCTTCTATCTTGTCTTCTTCATCCCAATCAAGCTCTTCTTCAGTTTTTTCTGATTTTGCTTCAATTGGCTCTACTGTTTTTTCTTCTACCTCTACAGAATCCCAAGAAAAATCATCGCTATCTACATTTTCTGTAACTTCATTTTGCATTGGCTCAGATTCTTTTTCTGAGTTATCAACACTTTGATTTACCACTTCTGAGTTTACAGAATCACCTAAAAAAGATGTCGGGTCAAATGAAACTTCTGATGTAGCTTCATTTGTTTCTTCTAAAACTTCTTCTACTAATTTGCTTTCTTCTGCCATTTTGCTTTTTTATTAACTTTTTACAAATATATTACTTTTTATTGTCTTTTTTTCTAGCATCACTTTCTTTTTGATGCTTCATCTCTTTATCTTTCTGCTGTGAGCTCATATCTGCTTTTACTTTTTCAACAACTATCTTGTTTTTCTCTCTAGTATCGTCTACATCTCTCATAGCATCTGACGCAACTTCTTGCGCAGTAATTCTAGCTTTAGCATTTATTTGAGCAACTTGTATACGTCCATCAATCTCCATTTGAGCTAATTTAATTTGACCTTGTATTTTAGACTCATCTGCCTGAGCTTGAGCTTGTTGTGCTTGTTGTTGTTGTTGCTGAACTTGTTGTTGCTGACCTTGCATAGCTTCTAATCCTTGTTCAAGAACTGCTTGCGCTTCAGTCATAGTATCTGCCTTCAACACCTTTAAAGCATCAAGTAATGTTATAGTACCAGATTGTAATGCAGCTTGTGACATTTGCTGTACTTGTGTTTTTAAAGCATCATCTTTACCAGAGTCACCCATAAAAATACCATAGTCATTTAATGCAATATCAGGTAAAATGTTTAACATCTTATAACCTGCATCTCCAAATATATATGCAGCTTTTTTCCCACCAGCCCATGCTATTTTCATTAAATTGGCTAGTTTCTCCATAACTTGTTTCTTAACTAAGTTGTGAGAGTAAAACCAAGCACCAGTAGCTACAGAAGATTGCACAACACTTCTTTGTACGTTTCCTACATATTCATATTGAGCAACTGAGCCTTCTCTTTGTGGAGAAACACCTGATATTTGTCCAGCTGTTTGTTCTAACATTAATTTTAAATTAATTAATTGCTGTACAGAACTAGACAAAGTAAAATCAACTTGTTGAAATTGATTAAAAGATGCAGTATCTCCACCTTCATCTCTTGTGTTTATAGGTATTATACCATCATTTTTTAGATGATACATTACTTCTTGCATATCCATACCTACATTACTAGGCATTTGAGATACATCATATACAACTGCTTTACCACCTGCTCTAGCCATAGTAAGCTCTATATGATACATTACTATATTATACAGCATTTGAATGTGGCTAAGCACGTCCATAAGGCTTGTAGACTTACCTGTAGTGTGATTAAATACACAGCCTACATATGAAAGCGATGTGCTACCAGCATCGTCAACAGACCTAACTTGATTAGGGCGTCTGCGACAGTTAACCAAAACTTTACCACCAATCTTTGTACCTTCCCATATATCATCAACATGTTTGTACTCAATGTTGTCACCTTTTCTTGCTTTGTATTTTTCACTTATAACTTTTTGAAATGGTTGCTCTGGATTGTATTTATTCTCAGATACTTTTACTCTTATAGTTTTAATAGATTTCCATTCAGCAGATATAACTCTTACCTTTAATGTTTTAAATCTATCTATTTCAATCCATTTAAAATCAGAATTAAATCTATCTATATTTTCGTTTGTAGCAACTCTCATTTCTTCAAGTTGTCTTACATCATCGTCATCTAGTTCATCTCTAAATTCGTCTATAATTTCGTTTACAGATAACCATCTTTCTTCTCCTGCCCATTGAGCGTCATCTAAAAAGTCTGAATCTATTGATTTATCAAATACAAATGTTCTTGGGTCTACACGTCTAAAATATGGGTCACCGTTCTTAACATATATTTTATAAAACTCTTTACCTGTAACGAGTAAATCTCTCATACCTTCATGAAAGACTTTTTTCATTTTATATTTTTCAGCTAAATAGTCTATACCATCTCTAATAGACTCTTCAATAACTTCTTTATACTCGAACCTCATGAAGTGGTCAATGTCGTCTGGAATAGGAAAGTCTTTGTTATCCATTTCTAATTCCATGCCGTAAACCTTTTCCACCTCTGCATTTATTTCTTTCAGCAAATCATTTGCTATTAAAGAAATTTTAAACTGTTCTTTACGTAATGCAGCATCCATGTTAACTGCAAACACAGACTTGTCTATAGGTCTATTTAAATCTTCATTACACAGTAAATCAATTTTATTTTTAGATAATGGATAGTTGGATAGAGTTGCAGGAGAAGGCATGTTGTATTGCTCAGTAACATAACTATAGTCATCGTGCTCTACATCACCATTGTAAAGCCTATAATTTTTAATGTCTTTGTCGTAGTCACTAATATAACCTTCTTGATTATTATAGTCTAATGCTGAAACAATTGCATCAAGGTTTTTCTCACACCAATCAAGTGTTTTTTCGTTTTCAGGTAAAAATTGTTTAGGAAATTGACTCATTTTTTAATTTTTATATGGAATTAGTCTACCGTTTTCTCTTCTGTAATAAACAAAACCTATTCCTTGTTCTTGTATTTTATCTTTTTTAACTTGTTTGTCGTAAAGGTCTATATCATGTATAAGACATAAACCAAATGCTATTACCCTATCCGTGTTTCTTAAACCATAGCTCCCTAATTCATCTAATAAATCTACAAACCATATATCTTCACAATTATCTTCTATGTAGCTTTCTAAAAACTGTTCCATTACAGCTTTAGTATGTTTGTTCATTTGTAATCCGTATCTGTTTCTATTTACAGTTTTCGGAGAATGTGCTGTTGCTGGTCTTTCTTTTAAATACTGTTTACCTCCTGCTCTTTGGAAGTGTCCAATAATACCAATACGTGTAAACTCAATTAACATTTTGGCATTGTAATATACGGCTAATTTTAGACATCCATCCCAGAACTCTTCTGCTGTGTCAGGACGCTCAGTATATTCAGCTATAGGGTAATTACCTGCAATTTCTGTGCTGTAAAACCTTCTAAATATAACAGCACTACCTAAAGAGCTTGTAGATGCTTCGTCTTGGTCATAAGAATCTATCCCACCTATATCAAGACCTTTAAGTTCAGTGCGTGGGTGTGCTAGTATTTTATATGGGCCTGTTCTATCTAGTACAAACTTAACTTCCATACCGTCACCTTCCCATTCTAATCTACCGTGTTGTATTTGACCTCTTAATGATTCGTTAGTAAGTATCTCGCTTCTTTGAGCGTTTATCTTTGCTATATTAAATCTCGAGTTTTTGGTTTGTAAAAAAGCTTCCTCTACAGTTAAGGGGTAATTTTGTAATTCTAGATTGTATCCTTTTTGATTTCCTGCTTGGTGTAATTTTTCTCTACGTTCTTTTAATGCTTTAGTAGCACCATCATTATCAGACAAACCTTTATTTAAATCAAAAAATCCATGATAACACATAGAAGCTGGTATAAACATAGGTATTAAATTAAACGCATCTGCGTTATAATACATCTCCATAAAATCTTTAGATGCTGCTTCTATATCACCACCAGTACCTCCAATAACAGGAACACCATATTGCACATCACCATCCATAAAACATGCTTTAGATGACATGTATGCATTTAGTAGCTCTTTAAATTCTCCTGCTTCTTCAAATACCATCACTGATAAACGTTCCCCTTTATAAACTTCAGGGTTACTCATTGTTCTACAGTGTATTACAGATTGAAAACCATCTACACCCCACTTACCGTCACGTCCTTTAACTTTATAACCTGACTTCATTACCTCTTCACCTTCTTTAAAAGTTGAATGTCTAAAATTTGAATGTTGATTATTAAGTCCAGCCTTAACTTTATCAAAAAAAGATGTCGCAGTAACTTGCAAACCTGCAGCAACTCCAACATGATTATAAGGGTAAAACGTATATTCGTGAGCTAGTATGCCAGAATTCATATAAGAAAAGCCTTTATCTCTTGCTTTAATTACAATCATTCCTTTCTCTTCTTTCTTACAAGTATCAAACAGGTCAAAATAGTTTTTGTCCATGTCTCGATACCAAGGAGAGATAAGAGTTTTACGACTGTTACCTTTAACACCATCACTACCTAAAATTTTATAGAAGTTTAAATAGTAATAATGTTTACCTGTAATAAAATCCATGCCTTTAGGTTTAAAACCTTCTTTGCATCTACGAATTTGCTCATCCCAGTACTCTCTATACATAACACTTTCAGGGTTCAAGTCAGGTATTCCTTCATATATTAAAGGTTGGTATTTTTTTATGTTACCCATTCTTTTGCGCCTGTAAAGTTTCTAAATAGCTTAACTCTCTATTACCCGCAATCTTAGTTCGTTCACCTCTTCTCTCGATAGCGTCTAATAGTGTCTTACGGGTTGCTAAAATTTTATCTACACCTATCATAACTTTCTGTATGTCAGCTGCGTTTTCTATATCTATTTTAGTATTTTCTAATAAAGATGTGTATTCATTTATCTTTTCATTAAATGCAGCAAGTTGTGCATCTAATGGGTCGTATTGTAATTGATTATACTTAAGTATCGCGCTAGCGATTTTTTTGTTTTTTACACCTTTCCATTCGTAGTTGTCAAACAAATCTTTAGACACCACTCGCATTCTTTCTGACTCTGAAAAATGTCTATAAGGTGAATCGTAATCTGCAATATAAGCAACAAACATAAGACCATCATTAGAAAGGCCACTTGTTTCTAAAACAGATTTAAACTCAGGTATGCCGAACACACCATCATCCTCTACAATTCTACCTTTTTTACTTATCTTTAATAGGTACATGCTTTTTTAGTTCTGTTTTCATAATAAATATACCATGATTTACATATGGCATACTACCTTCTTGCCTTACATTAAATTCATCTAGATATTTGAAGTCAATTGTGTCTACGCTACCGCCTTGTAATATATATTTATTATTCAGTGGCAAGTAGCCCATATCAATGTAGTCTGAGATAATTTCGATTTCTTTTTTATCGGTCATGCTATTGACATTTACATAACCAAATATTTTTTGGTTTGGCATAATTTCTATTACACCAAATTTACTTTTCTGCTTGTCCATAATTTCCATGATGTAAAGTTAATAAAAAAAAGGGTACAATATACTGCACCCCTTTTCTAACCAAAAAACAAACAATTATTATATTAAATCATTATTTAATCATGTTGAATAATTCCACCTTTCTTAAAGGTTTTCTTATCAATACCTACACTAGCTAAAACTCTATTACCCATATCTTGATTATAACCGTCCATGTATTTAGACTGTCTTTTTGCTGCGTATATAGAATCTACTGCCAGACTTTTTCTTTCACGTCTAGGCATACTTTTAAGAGTAGTCTTCATGTTTTCAGAGTAAGCTCCTTTTCTTTTAGAATTACCTCTTATAAGTTTCTTAGCAGCCCTTTTAGTTTGCTTTGATACTTTACGTCCACCAAAATTTCTAAGCCTTGCCATTAGTCGTGTTGTATATACCCACCTTTATTATACATTCTAGAGCTAGATGATTTTTTAAGCATACCACCTTTAGAATAACCTAAAGTTTCAGATATTTTTTTGTTACCAGAAGAAAGATTCTTTTTTGCTCTTGTAGATAAAGCACTTTGCGCCATACCACTTATATTTTGTCCTGTTGTTGTTTTTTTTATAGAACCTGAACCACCTTTTACAGGGTCTTTTGTTCTAGATACAATTTTATTTAAGTATGCTTCTGAAGCTGCTGTCTTACCACTTTTATTTGCGTTCTTTATAGCTTTTTTTACTTTACGCTTTTTATTAGCTGCTTTTAATTTTTTTATTATACCAGGCATAATTATATTTTTTATTGTTATTCGTCAAATATACTTAAAAAAAATTTATAGTTTTTTGAGTGTGGATGTATTATGGTGAATCCCCCACCGCTACGGCAAACCTTGGACGCCCCCATTGCGTAACCATAACCTGCTAATCCTTCCCGATATTAAATAACGTAGTACTAAGCTACGTTAGTTAACTTAAACTTATTAAGACATGAAATACATTACTTTAATCGAAATGTGTGAGTATCTTGATGTGACAAGCATCATATACCCTATCACACTAGAGTTAGTGTTACCAATGGACAGCCCAATGCGTATGGAGTTCTCTTCAATAGAAGACTTCAACGAGTGGCTAGTCGACACAGTCGGCTTCATCGGTAATACAGGTATTAAGGAGAGTTTAGCACGCATAGTATAGCGTGTTAATCCTTCCTGATTTTAATTAACTTAAATTGATAAGACATGTACGACTTCAAAATCCTTCACGACAAAGCAGTTAATATTCAAAAGAAAATTAACCAATGGAAACATAGCTTTAGCGTGAAGCATCAGTCCACCATAGCGTGCCCTCATAAAGAAGGCTTCGTTATCGTAACCTTGTTGTTAATCCCTAAAGCGAAAGCAGAGGACAAACCAACAACGGAAACAAAGACTGTAACGGAAACGAGAACTGTAGACGAAGCCCCATTCTAGGGTTTCGTTTTACTTGTTCACTATCATGATGCGTAGTACTACAGCGTTATACATAGTATGCATCGTTATTTCTGTGTGTGTCCTTGTGTGTAGAACACATCCACAGCGTCTATTTGTGCGTCTAAAATGTTTGTCTTGTTGTTGTGTGTGTTGCGTAATGCGTTGTCTTACAACAGTTTGGGTTAAAAATTAAGACGGAAAAGTGCTTCTTGTTAATCCTTCCCGTCTTTATTTAACAATCTTCTATTTATTTAGATGATTGCGTAGCTTAATGGGTATTAAACCACTTACCCACCAAAGTTACAATAAATAATTGACATAGTCAAGTCGCAGTTGATAGCGCGACAGTCTCATGTATTATTTATTTAAACGATTAATAGTGGTACAATATATTAAAAACTTATACATATGTTTACAATTCCTAAAACAGCAAAATCTACTTTTGCTAAATCGCCATTGAAATTAAACGTAGCAGTTGACAACCTCAACTCTACCGTTGCAAAGTTTACAGACGGTACTTACGATATATATTCCGACGGAGTGTATGTCAAGACAGCACCACAAGCTAAACTAAACTTAGTATTTCCTGATTTATCTAACGATAACAATCAAGTATACTTTGACTTGCGTTTCAATGGTTTGACAATTATGGATATTCAGACTTACATTTATTTCTATGAATTACGTGACCGTCTTGTAGAGTCTTCTGAAACTAAATACATTCAGGAAGCTATTCAACACCTAACATCAGTTCACAAAATAGATGATGTACCAACAGCATCGATATTTCACAATGCCGACGGTACACCAATGTATACTCTTAAAGAGTTTCGTGACACATTCGAGTTGCCATCCTCTACGAGTAAACTATACTCAATATTACGTGAGAACAGTACTGAATTCCTTAGACACGATTTACAAGGCTCACTATTAGGCAAGCAACTTATAGTTAAATCTTATTTCAACGATAAGCTAAATAACTACACAATTTGCTCACCTAATCACAAGCCTAGAGTATCTCAACGTCAAGAAGAACAAGACGTACCTGTAGCGAAAGCTTACAGCCGTCGACGTGCTCAAGTTGGTAACCCTTTCGCATAATCATGGCGAGGGGGTGACCCCTTGTTTTTGTCACTATCACTATGCAGCGTATACATAGTCTAGAGTTTAATATATTAATTAACATCCTTGCGCAGGATGAGCGGTATGATGCACCGTGCAACCCCAAGCACCCAAGAAAGCAACCTCTAGGAACAATAAGTGTTGTATCATGACTAATAGGAAAGACTATTACGGCACAATCTCTTGTTTAAAGTAACAGTTATGTCTAATGGGATATACAGTTGCATGAGATACACCTAAACATGTGTTTAAACTGTTTATTTTTTATTAAGCAGGTAGCAAAGTGTGAAACTCACTTGTAGCGTCATATAGCTAAATCAGGTTACATTCCTGAAGCGATATATGAACCTGCTTATTTTTAATTAACTAACTAAATTGAAAGCAAAATGGCTGGATTAGTACCAACGCGAAACGTACGCAAACAAATACGTCAAGAAGAGGCAGTTGAAAGAAACACTGCATACAGAGAAATGATTAGTACACCTGAAGGTATTGCTAATTATATTGAAACTACCAACAATATAGGTAGAAAGCAAATGCAGTTTTTAGTAAATCTGCAGAAAAAACTAGTAAAGAAATAGGGTTGTATCGTTAGAGGGTATACCCTGACCTAAGCATGTCATAAACTGCTTATTTATTAACTATTAATCATTAAAACTTGTCAAAAATGGCTAGAAAAACATTATCAAAAGTAGAAGTGGAGAGTATCAAAAAACTTATGGTTGAATCCATGAGAAAGAACAAAATATTTGTTCCTTACGGAGTTGCTGGTAAGACTAAATTACCAAAAAAACCTAATGATATACCACAAAGTATGGTAACATACAAGAATAAAATATACATGGCTGCATATAAGATGCATTGGAAGAACAATAGTAAAGCAGTATCTGCTCAACCTAATTATGTAGTAGGAACTAAGCATGTTGTTGCACCTGTTAACAAACAGAAAGCAAGAACAACAAGAGTGGCACAACCAGACACTTCACAACCTGTTATTATTACATACAGTAATGGTACAGTAGTGAACATCAATCCTAATGGTCCAATCACTGTAAACTTTAAAACCACATAAGATGGATGAAACTATGATACAGCTTATAGCTATGAAAGATGCTCAAATTCAAGCACTTACAAAAGCTAATGATGAATTAAATTCTAAATTAGAATTAGTTAGCTCTAATACTAGAATCCTTTTAGAAAAAGTTAAAGTACTTTACCCAGGTATATTCGATGAAGACTAAAATAGGATTAGGTAGTATAATGGTATGTGATGAAGACTTAACTGTACTAGTAACTAAGCAATCAGATATTGAAAGCATGAGTGAAAGAACAGTTTTGTTTTCTAACCACATATCAGGTAGAGATTATTCATTTACCGAAGACGAGATTCAAAGATGTACTAACTTTTCAGATGCGTACAAAATTGACATTACATACAAAGATGATAACGTAATAGAATCAGTATGTAAATATATAACAGCAGAATTTTTTGACTGTCGTACAGACACAAATACGCTGCTACTTTCAGACAATAATATGTTTAGGTTATTATCTATTGTGAAGATGCACGCAAGTGAAATCAAAACATTTATTAACAAAGACAGATTAGACTTATTCAAAGCAAAACATAATCTATCAGATGCACAGTATGACGAAATACAACAGCACTTTCAAGCTATTAGTTGATTACATCAACAGCCTTGGACATAAACCTAGTACATATACTATACTAAGGCATCATGAATGTGAAGAGTTTCACTTGTACAACAAAGGAGACTTCATTGAATGTATACCTGTAGATGGTTTTTATTCAAGTGTTACATTACAAGCAATTAAAAGATTTATGTTTAGACATAGACAAATCAATTAACTATTAAAGATTAGAAAATATGTGTGGAATCACAGCATACTCTGGTAAGAGTGTAAATATACTAAAGGCAATGCACTTGTTAAACGACAACGACAGCCGAGGCGGACACAGCACAGGATTGTACGCAGAGAACGGTAGCTTTAAGAAGCTATACAAAACAACAGAAGAAAGCCACAACTTACTTAGAATGATTGAACATAATAAGTGTGAACTATTCATAGGTCATACACGTTATGCAACTCACGGTAAAAAGACTGCTACCAACAGTCATCCATATGTAATCGATAAGTATATCGGTTGCCACAATGGTGTATTGAGTAACTATGAAAAGTTGTGCAAGGACAATGGTATTACACCACCTGATGTAGACAGTAAAGCTATCTATGAAATGCTATCTAAGACAAATGATTATCAAAGTCTTGGCATGCATGGTGGTACTATCAATGCAGTGTGGACTGAGCGTGATGGTAGATTGTATGTATACAGAAGAAACAACCCGTTGTTTATGTTAGACACAGGTGATGGTGTATACTTTTCATCTCTTGAAGCAGGTCTATTAGACATAGCTGATGGTAATAAAGTAGTAGAAGTCCCTAAGAATGTATTGTTTGTATACAATCAAGGTATTCTTGACGCTGAACTTGACATTCCTGTAACATATGTTGAACCTGTTGGCAAGAAAGTTATGAACTGGACTGACTATCAAGTAGATAACACGAAAGAAACTACATACGATGCAGGGTATTGGACTAACAGCTATGCTAAAGCACCTGTTAAAGATGAGCCTGAGCATATAACCATTATAAGAACACAACTTAACGTGTGTGAAATGATATACTGGGAAGCCGACCACTTCTTTGAAAAGTTTGAGCTAGAAGCTATTGATGCTTTACGTTTAAAACTTGAAGATGAATTGGAAGCAGCAAATCAACAAGCTCAGTACGAAGAAGTGATGAAATCTAATCAATTAACAGCACCATTTTAATGAACAGTAACATGGAAAAGAACCTTGTCTTTGTATCTGATACTCAGTACATTGACGAGGTCCTCACCTCTACTAGGAGATTGAGAGAGCGCGCTATTAATAAGGAAGATGTTGATGTAGTTATTAACAAACTTGTAAACATTAAGAAGTTATGCCAGAAGAAATAGATGTTAGTAGTATACTAAATGAAGAAGTAAGTGGTGATGTGTTAGACATGTCAACATTTGACGACACTGAGCAAGATGACAACATGTGTATAATAACGGTAGGAAGTGTTGAGATAAACGTAGAACGTAGTTTTACATATCGTGGAGAAGGTAATGAGCTTGACGAAGATTGTTTCGAAACAGAAGACATGATTGAGTTTGCTAAAGAACATGAATATGGTTTCATACAAGGTTCATGGCAATCATGTAGTGAAGATATTGTATATGCAGAATACAGTGATGAGTATATCGAGCAACGTGAAGCTGTATACGGTTATATTAATAGACATGACCTAGGATACTTTCACCATACTGAAGACTATGTACGAGTTGGTGACGAAGCATATGCAGATACAGGTATAGCTAATGAACATGATATATACTACAATGATTGTTGTGATGAGTACTGTCATATGGACGACCACCATTGCTCTGATGATGATGATGATGACTGTTACTTTGATAACATAGTAAGCTCTCATAAATCAGATTCATTAGATGTTAAGAAACGTTATGGTACAGATAGCCCTACATATTCTATTACTAACGGTATGCGTTATACATTCGGTGTAGAGATAGAAACAAGTAGAGGTAACCTATATGAACGTGATTACTTAAATCTTAAATCTGTATACGATGGTTCAACAAGTGGCCCTGAGTATGTTACAGGCGTTCTTAAAGGTGACTACGGCTTTAATCATCTCAAAGATATATGCAACGCAATTGCAGAAGACCATGAGATTAATAAACGTTGTGGTATTCATGTACACGTCGGTGGTATATTCAATAGACTGTTCACTATCATGCTCTTACGTCTAGGTCATCAACTTCAAGATGATATTTATCGTATGATGCCACCTTCTAGGCTTGGTAATACATACTGTAAATACATTCCTGATTATGTAATGGATATAAACCTTACTAATTGGCGTAAGCACTTAGGTAAGTACATACACGGTTCTGGTAATGAGTTAAATAAAAACTGTAACAAGAAATCACGTCTTGGCTCTTACCCTTCTACACGTTACAGATGGATTAACTGCGTAAACTTTAGTAGTAACAGTGGTAAACCGACAGTAGAGTTCAGAAATCATGGTGCATCTATGAGTTATGATAAAATACGCAATTGGACGTTGATATGTATGGCTATTGTACGCTATGCAGAAAACAACCAGAAAAGAATATGGTATAATTTGTCAGAAATTACTCTTAAAGAAGTTATTAGAACATCTTTAGGTGATAATATAGGTGAACAGATTATGAAATATTACGAAAAACGTGTAGCTTTATTCGCTCATAATTATACAGAAGGTGGTGCTTACTATGATAGGCTGCCATCGGGATACATAAGAAATAGTGAAACAATAGATTAATATACAGTAGGTAAGAGTAAGTAGTGTACACT